TAGTAACTTTACGAAATACCTTTGGGTACTGGTGATCTAGATCAACTTGACCTTCGACTGTATTACGAAGAAGGTTGATGTGCTTCTTGAACTTAGTGGTGACAGACATTGCTCTGTTTGATTACCTTGTTATTATAGACCATCTGATCTAACTTGGGTAGTTCTGGTGGACGGTTATTCTAGTGTCTGTGGTTTTCTACGATCAAATTTTTTCATTTGATATCCTTCACGAATCGCATGCATAATAATATTATCATAAGAATGCGAACGCAAGGGAATATTTCTATGTAAAAGAAAGTCTTCGCAGTCTTCTGACAACAATTCTTTTTCTTCGTGACTAAGGTCGTCTAAGTTAATCATCGTACTTCAAAGTCTAGTTTACGAACCTTGCGTTTGCGTCGGCTCTCTTGATATTCTAAGTCATTTTTTGTGAAAGCTGTTTTATTTTCATCAGAGTTTTCAGATCTTAATAAAACAACCCGACTTAGATCCCCCGCAGATATCTTGTCACCCAATAAGGTCATCAGGTTTGGACATCCGCAACACTGACTCTTGTTCGTACTGGTCAATTCTACATTGCAATCTTTGCATTTGACATACAACATGCTTTAACAACTCCTTGATTTCAGATAATTCTTCTTTAATTTTTTCTTTCTTCATAAAAAAGTAACCTCAGTAAATCTAGTTGTTTGTTTGAAGAAGTCGTCTACAATTGTTTGACCGTGAAACCATTTTCCAGGAAACACAACCCCACAATTAAATCGATCTAAAATACACAAATCTTCCTTGAACTGTTTGTAGGTTTTCCAAGGACTTGTATGTTCAGTATCCACTTTACTAGAATAGCTCTTTGCTTTTGTATTGCAAGGAGTGTACAATGAAGTACCAGATTTCATATGATGAGTTGGATTCAAAAAAATAATAAAATTTAATTGACCATCAATATGAGGATGCCAATGTCTCTCTTTTGGAACAGCATTAATCAATCTAAACTGATTTATCGTGTGGGGTGCAGTTTGTAGATCTACTTCTAAATTATAATGATTTGCTATTGATTCTAGCAAATATTTTCTGTGTAAATCCCACCTATTATCCAGTAACATTTGACCATCCATGAAGTCAATGCCATTGAGAGATCCCTTACAAGATTTATGAGTTACAATACTATTAACAGAGTTAAGGTATTGATAAATTTTTTCAGGGTACTTATATATATCGTCAATGAACAAAATCTCAGAATCTTTCCAAGGAATATTCACAATATTCCATGACTCATTAAGTTGAAAATCTTTGTTGCTGAAAAAATTCATGGGAGATACAAGGATCGAACTTGTGACAATCTCGGTGTAAACGAGGTGCTCTACCTCTGAGCTAATCTCCCAAACGACTCAGGTTGGGGTCGAACCAACGACCGACTGCTTAGAAGGCAGTTGCTCTGTCCACTGAGCTACTGAGTCTTGAACATGAAAGTGTAATTAACTCTCCTGTGATTAGAACCTGGTCTCATCGAAACTTTATTTGTTTCGTGAAAGTACTTAGAGTTGAATATAAGAAGACGATTATACGCATATGGTATAGTCGTCTTCTCTGATCTAGTGTACTCCAGATATTTCCGAATCAACTTGACATCTGCATTATACTCACGCCATGTCCATGTCGGAGGCGGTTTGATATCGTAAATAATCAAACCATTTTTCTCTGGATCTTCTACAGAAGAATCTGGAGTGACCCAGAGATTCACATTATAACATGCTGGATCAGCATGTGGAGTCACACCTTCGGCATTGTTGTCGTAAACAAATGCCCATCCTCTATCAAAATGACCAAGGAATGGGAACCTTGTTTCCAACCCTGTTATTATAGCAGAAAGAATGGGAAGACGCAACTTCTCTTTAGAAAAATTAAGAGAGTAGTAGTCTTTATAGATATCATCCGGGTCTTCTGCATTAAGAGCATACTCCCTAAGCTCATCAATAACTTCTGGGAGGAATATACCATCCTCCACATGATATCTATGTTCCTGAATAATCTTCTTTAGAATATTTGAGTGCATAAGTAAAACGATGATCCGAATTCAAAGGAGTTGCTCTATGCAAAATCCAAGAAGTAAATTTCAGTAAAGTATTAGGGACGGGAGGGACACCAATAATTTTACTATCCAAGAAGAACTCTGTACACCCTCCCTCATCTACTCCAGTATAATTTTTGTTAGCATAAAAAATGAAAGTAACTTCATCTTGATCGATATCGCAGTCTTTATGAAAGTTTGCAATCTCTCTGGGGGCAAAACAATTAATGTATGCTCGGTATAATTTATACTCCTTAATCTCTGGATATCTATCATAGATTAAGGTTTCCAAGATGCCTACAATGGTATCATCTTCTTCGTTTTCTGGATCTAATTCACAAATCAATCCTGTTGGTTTGTGCAAATCGTCGTCTCGCTCACCATAAGCATACTCGGCGTCATAAGCATACTCGCTTACCTCTCTAAAATCTTCTGGAGATAGAGCTCTATCAAGAGAAAGAATGTTTGGTTTCATAATGCGTCGTTGAGCTCCTGCACTCTCCATACTACAGTGTATCTATACACATGAGGATGCCGTGGTCCTAGTCCTCTATGTTTAATTTCCGATGGAAAAATTAGTACCCTACCAGGTACATATTCATGCTCTTCTATGACATTATCTTCGTCATCAAGTAATTGAAACTGACCACCCCATTCTAAAGTATCCCATTCTAAATTCGGCATGTACATAATAGTATAGGAACCTTCTTCTCCGTCTACATGACTAGTCCCATCACAAAAAGAATGCTGTAAGTTAAAATCAATTCTGTTAAGATAAAATCTTTTATCAAGAAGCTCTTCTAATTCCTCCAACATATCAAAGAAAATCTCACTGTCATCCATGAGATTTACTACTTTGTTTATTGACTCCCTTTCAAATATGTTTTCACCCATCAATCTATGAGTTCCATTCTCTCCATGAGGAACTGAAGTACCGTTCGCAATGTTAATAGCAGTTACTGGTAGGTTTTTGATTTGCGTCTCCACCTTAACCATATATGAAAGCTCAAATTGCTTATCAATTACTGTCGCAATCATCTAAAGTCCTATTATAAATCACAACTCGACCATTCTCATGCGTAAAAACTAACTCATCATCTGGGTGCCACATTAGTTCTTCAAAAAGAGCATTGAGCTTGTCCATATCTTCATAAAGTTGATTAGGATTTGTCATTGTTTTCTCCTTTTGTTTTGTGATCGTACTCAATTACAATTTTTTGATGGGTTGTAGTTCTGTCAGTACAAATATAATGCTTCAATTCCCCATCCAATGCATTTACAATATTATCTAGTTGAATTTGAACTATGTATTTTTTGAATCCCTCATCCATCCAACTTTTATTTGATCCTGGTTGATTAAATCCTTCCATTGTTATTACCAAAAATTATTTTTGAAAGAGTTCTTTTTGAGATCTTCATGATATTTTATCAATCTCTCTACTTGTTTTTTATCACTACCACAGGGAGCATTATTTAAACAAATAAGAATACATTCTTCATCACTGATAGGAGGTTTAATAGAAAACCCCCACTTATCTACTTTACCCTTTGGTGCTTCGCATGGATCAAATTCATGTGGCATTAGTCTCGCTGTCTCCAATCATCAGGTTTGTCTTGCTGAAACCAATTCTTGATATCGTCAGCATCAGTAAATCCCTTCTTGTGGTTGGATGGATCGGGATCACCTAAACCCATCCTATTCAGAAAATCGTCTGTGCTACCTTCTTCAATATTTTGAGAGTGTTGGCGTCTGGCCATCTTTAACATCTCATTAGCAGATGTATTAGCCTTAGCAAGTTTCTGTGCCCATACCATGTCGTCTAATTTGACTTCTTCTCCATTAGCAATACATTTACAAATAAACTCTAGCTTTAATCGGTATTGTGTAGAAAGCATTCGGAACCCCTAGCAAACTTATTTAGACTATACTTGGACCCAGTGATGTGGTGAAGTGACCACATTTTCGTAGTTGTGGTCTACATTTATAGTAGAGGTTACAAAGATATCATAGACGATTGAGGCTCTAAAGTCAATCCCATTAAACTCTGTTACCCTATGCAAAATATTAGATGGAAAAATAATTAGATCACCATCTTCTGGATTCAAATTGTAAATACAATAATCATCACTAACATTCAATGGGAGATTATCCATATAACCTTCGGAGGCAAGAGTCAATGTTCCACCGTCCCCCTCAGTTCTTAAGTAATAGATGCCACTAAAGTGGGATCCCTTATGTAAATGATCTGGATTGCCACCATCTTCTAATCTACACACATTGGGCCAAGACTTTTGAAAGAAGATGTCATGCACATAATCATCATCATCTTCAGTTTTTCTACACATACCAGATAGATATTGTCTGGTAGCATATGCCATCTGAGCATTCAACCAATAAAATTCTTTAGTTTTATGTAAGAGAAAAAACTTTGGAATATCTTGATCACCAGTAAAGTTACCAGTATCTTCGATCTCTTCCAAGTTCTTATAGTAAAACTCTTTACATAGATCCATCATCCCTTCCCACTCTTTTTGTGGACAAGAAACATTTGATTTGTAAATTGCTGTTGGAAAAATATGTTCTATCATAAGCCAGTTACAGGATTTGAACCAGTGACCTGATCTTTACAAAAGACCTGCTCTACCACTGAGCTAAACTGGCGTGAACCATATCTGGAGACTATATCTAAAGTCATCAGAAAATGGAGAAACTGTGGTTACCATATGATCTTCATTCTCAGTATTGAGAACCATCATATTATATGTTGGATTCAAAGCTCTCAACTCCTCGCCATCATCCCATATAAAAATACCTCCCCAATTGATGTCCCACTCTTTGTTTAAGTATATAGTACAACCATATCGACCATTATCATCGTGCATAGAGATGCCAGAATTTTTATGCCAGACATAAAGTTGAACCTCAGCTTCTCTATACGGAAGAACATGATGCTCCAAACATTCTAACACAGATTGTTTTAGATCGCCATCCAGGTTAGTCATGGTAACAACTCCGGTGTCACCAACCTTTAGAGAATCATCCCAAAATAACTCACTAACAGCCCAAACATTTTCTCCTAGAGAATTCTCAAGAAAATTTTCACAGTTAAGTAAAACTTCTTCAGTCAGTACTCCATATTTTATAATCATGATTTAACCACAGATACTACAGAACGATGTAACCACCCAGTCTTACAATAATTACAGTTTTTAGGAACCTCCACATCATATGGTTTAATTTTAATACCAAACTGAATACCTTCAGGCAAATCCATTAAGGTACGATATACATTTTTCCCCCAGTCCTCAATATCATTTCCTTGACTAGAACAATAAAAAGAATACCGGGATCGTTTTTTTGCCAGATGTTTAAAACATTTTAGTATAAAGAAAGTTACTGAGCAATTATCGATACAAATATCAGAGGTATCTCCTTCCAGGTATGGGTCAAAGAAAAAACAATCAAACTTTTTTAATCCACTTATGTCAGGCCATGCTTGTTTAATAACTGTAGTATTAGGATATTGTTTAGACCACTCTAAAGCTTTTTCATAGACTACAGGATCTGGTTCTAGTACAGTATAAGATTTGGGTTTCCACTTCATAATTTGATCAGCAGAATATCCCATACCAAATCCAATCTCTAGAACATCACCATAAGGTTCTAAGAAATCTATACAATCTACCATATACTTATGTTCCCATTCCATCATGTACTGATGATCTTTGGAGGAACCGTAAAGTATATCTTTATCGTTTATGTCTCTTCGATATTCGGCCATGGATAATAATCTTTTTTATAATAACGACCCAAGATATTACTATTGTAATACTTAGGATCACCGTTGTCAAGAGATTCTGTTAGGACAGAATGGACAAATAATTGTTTGGTTTCTTCGTAGTTAACTTTACCCTTTGTTAATTGTAACGAAAGTATTTCTCGTTTGAAGGAACTATTTCCAAGTCCACGGCGGTCTTGATTAAGCTCGTCAGAACTTCCGTAGTATTTTTTCCAGTCGCTCTCACTTCTAACTCTCCTACCACCACCTCTAGGCTTTCGTAGTTGGTGAAAGTATTTCCTACCGATGTATTGTCTACCTGATTCAAGATTAGTAATCCTGTAGACAAAACCGACAAACTCACCAATGTTCTCAGATAAAAAAGGTTGTCCTTCAAAAATCCAGGGGTTTTCATAATCAACCATGATGTATTTAAACTACATTATATAGTCTCAGTTGTTCATGAATTCATCAATGATCTCAACAATCTGAGCACCAGTGAGTTGCATCATGATCTCTTCTGCTTCCTCTACACTCTCAATGAGGTTGTTCTCACTGAGAAAAGCAAGGATTACATCATAGTGACTAACATCTTCAAAGTGAGGGTTCTTCTGACCCTTCACCTTTTCCATATCTTTACGAGCCTTCTCATTATTTTCCTGACGCTTCTTCATATCTGTTTCCAGATACTGGGGATGGTCATCTACTTTCATGCCACGCTTCTTCTCAAGGCGTTCCTTTCTCTCCTTAGTACCCTTTTCAGAATCCTTATCCCTAATACCTTCTAACAATTTACCTTCTGGTTCAAAGTGTGCTACCTGAGTGGTCTTCTTATCTTTACTAGAGTTGACTGTGGCTGGGAATCCTTTTGCACCATAAGGTCTCATCTTAAGTAAATTATTTTTAATTGAATTAGTGTCTCTTCTGATTGCATCATCATCGCCATGAACACCTTGTCTTTGATCACCGACAACTTTTCGTGTTCTATCACCGATAGAACCTTCATCAACCATCTCACCTTCTGGTTCGTAACCAGCCGTTTGAGTGGTTGGTTTAGCTTTTACTCTTTTTGGTTCTGGACCAATATAGGGGGGTAGAAAAACACCTTGCTTTTTGACTCTATCGCCAACTTCTTTCATACGCTCATTATGACTTTTGGGAACCATAGGATCTTGATTAGGTGATACACCATATGGTGCTTCCGAGAGATCCTCTTCCTTTACACAGTTAGGAACTTCCTTACCATTCTTTTTCTTGGTTCCCTTCGCCTTGTAACCATCCCAGCAGGTAGAAGCACCAACATTCTTGCGAGCTTTCTTTAAACTTTCAGAGACATTGCCCTCAGACATTGACTTCTTATTAGCAGCAACAGCAGCACGATGTTGTGCTAAGGTTCTATGCCTACCGATAGAAGTTCCTTTCGTATCTTTAGGATCTCTGTAAGTAGAAGCCGCTGACTTAGGACCTTGACCTTCCTTACTACCAGCAGCAATAGCTGCTCTACTTGTAATAGGACCAGTAGGTTTTGCTTTAGGTGTAGGTTTAGGTGAAGGACTAGGGGTAGAAGATTTATTTTGATTAGCAAGTTTTGCTGCCTGTTGCTTGGCATCATTTGCTGCAGCAGAACGCTCACCAGTTCCTTGGTTCTTTGGAGGAGATGGAGGACGACTGCTTGATGGTTGCTGAGAAGCTACTGCTGATGAAGGAGGAGTAGCAGGTTTGGTATCCTTCTTAGGAGGAGTTTGAGTACCGAAGTAATCTCCACCTGCTTTTCTTGCCGCATCGTTTTTGGAAATCTGAGCAGCTACTTTAGGATCTACTGTTTTAGTCTCTTTCTTTTTACCGAACCCCAACTTATTTCCAATCGCACTGAGTGCCCTGCGAAGTTCTGGTCCTTCAGAAAAATGCATTACAATCGCCTTCGCTTGCCTCTTCTCAGTAGACTGAAGGTTCTCATGCAAGCGGGGGTTTACTGCCTTCAGAGCAGAGATAAACTCATACCCAACCACCTCAGGAGGAAATGCTTCTACAATATTATCAATAAGTCTAGAGTTCTCATATCCTTCTTCGATTAGAATCTCTGCAATAGCAAGGTACTGTTCAGCAAATACAGGATTCATAGCCTGTAGTCTCTTCAGATAGAAGGACTCAGATGTACACTTATCAGTTTTCTTCTTCTTACTGCCAGGAGCATACTTACCTAGCATAAGACGCTTATCAATTTCGTCTTGGGTCTCTTTCTTTTTGCCCTTAGAGGCATCCATACGAGCTGCACCTTTTGGATCAATTGCCTCAGAAGTAATCTGAGCATAAGAAGCCGCAAGTTTGTTAAGATCAGAGGAAAGCATTTCTCTTCAACATATTCCAGTAGAATTATTTATAAGCATAAAAAAAGAGGGTTACCTGACTGTGACCAGGACCCTCTGCGGCGACGATATACTTTATTTATAGTTGGAACCCGGCGAAGGTATCCTTCTTCACATCCTGCTTGATACCACCAACGATATAAGACTCAACCTCTGTCTCCTGAGGTGCTACCTGAAGACCCTTAGAGGATGTCCAATGAGTGGTCCAGGGCAGTGGGTTATTCTTAGCAGCAATGTCATAGATAGGGTCAAGACCAATCGCTTTCATACGACGGTTAGCTACCCACTCAACATACTGGGATAAAAGTTTTTCATTCAGACCAATCATAGATCCGTCTTTGAACAGATACTCTGCCCATTGCTTCTCTTGTCCAACAGCTTCCTTAAAGGTATTAATCAACCAGGGTCTTTCTTCCCTAGCAATTTGTTGCATGTCTGGGTCATCACCTTTCGCCCAGTTGTTGAGGATGTTTTGAGTAATGACAAGATGGAGGTTTTCGTCTCTTGCGATGAGAGAGATAATTTTAGCGGATCCTTCCATAAGCTTGAGTTCACCAAACGCAAACGAGCAAGCGAACGAGACATAGAACCTGATGCCTTCGAGAATATTGACATTTGCTACAGCACGGAAGAGTTTTCTTTTGAGTTCATAACGAGATTCTCTAAATGTTCCAGCACCTTCTTGTGCATGTTGCCATTCATTAGTACCACCATACTGTTGAGCAGCATTGATGAAGTCATCATATGCTTGTGTGATCGACCTAGCCCGTTCTAAGATCCTTTCATCATGAATGATAGTATCAAAGATCTCTGAGGGATCACTATAAACATTCTTGATAATGTATGTGTAAGATCTACTATGAATCATCTCCATGAACTGCCAAGCATTCATACATGCTTCCAATTCAGGAAGGGAACAGTATGGACTGAACGCCATACCAGGACCACGACCCTGAATAGAATCAAGCATGATCTGATACTTTAAGTTAGAAGTATAGATATGCTTTTGTTCTGGACGAAGTAGTTGATAATCACCACGATCTTTTTGTAGAGAAACCTCCTCAGGTCTCCAAAAGTATCCCAGTTGTTGAGTAGTCAGTCGATC